ATTAAAAAAAAATAAAAAATGAAAAAGAAAATAAGAATAGATTTAAATAAAATTACTAAGAAAGTAATTAAGGAACACCAACTGTTAAAGGGGGAATTAAGGAGAATTAAAAAACTTAACGAAGGTATAGAATATGACCCTAATCACCCTGAAAGAATGAATCCTGATTTAGAAGGTAAATTAAGAAGTGGTCAACACACTTTTGGGAAAAATAAAGGTTTACCTGCAACTGGTACCAATCAAAACTATTCAGAAAAATTAGCAAGTTCTCGATTCAAAGATATTATTAATAAAGTTAAAAGGTATCACGGCATTCAACAAATCAACCCACAGATGATGATGGAGATGATGAGAATTATGCAAGAAGTAGCACAAATAGAAGCACAACATAAAGATGCTTTAGAACAATTAGCAGTAGATATAGTAAGTGAAGAATTTGATATTCCAGACGATATGTTAGATGCAGAATTATTACCTCCTGGTTCACCATTAGATTTAGATCAAGATGAAGAAGATGAAGAAGATGAAGAAGAGTTCCAATCAACAAGTGCGGAAAGAATGGAAGAATTAGAAATTGAGGTTGATAAAAGAAACGTAATTAATGCATTAATGCAGGGTGCAGCCAAAAAAGGACATTATATCTTCCATATGGTTGCTGATCAATTAGATAGTATTGATCCTAGATTAATGGGTTTATATGGTAAATTAATGTCTTTGGCAGATTTCCAATATTGGGTGATACCTGATCAAGCAATGGGTGGTCAAATAGGTGGAACAGAAAAAATTAAGTGGGAAAAACCTAAAGACGAAGAAGGTAATGAACAAGAGGAAGAAGAAGAAGAACCAGTAGTAGAAGCTAAAGCGTGGATATTTCCACTATTAGTTCACGAACTTATTAAAGGTGCAATGGAATTAGCCGCATCTAATTGGGGAGAAGGTCATTTAGACTTTGAAGAACAGAAACATGTTATACAAAGAGCAGATACAATAGAAGGTGAGATTTGGGGTATGAGATTGGGGCCAGGTATGTGGGAAAAATTTGTAGAATGTATTGATCCTGAAGATTATAGTATTAAACAATGGTTATTTCATGAACTAACTAAATTACCTGCAGATAAATTTATGAAATTTATTAAAGAGATATTATCTCAAAGTGGTAAATGTAGTGAAGTAATTAGTCATTTAAAAGAATTACACGAAGCCGATAGTGATGAGGAATTGGAAGATTTTATTATGGGTGATGAAGATAATTTTGAAGATGGGTTGGATGATTTAATGGTAGATGCCGGTGTAGAAGATCCTATTATTCCACAACAAGAAGAACCGAGAGAGATTGATTATTCCGAAATGTCTAAACGTGAAATAGAATCTTTAATTGATGATGCGTTAGATGCGGGGGATATAGATACTGTTGAGAAATTACATAAATATTTGTAAGAGATAGTAGAATAGTGAAGAGTGAAAGAGAATCCCACCAAATGTGGGATTTTTTTATGCTTTAAAACTATTTATTAGTAAACTATAGTTATGAAAATTAAATTAACAGAGAATCAATTACGTAGGATAATAAAAGAAATGAGATTCGATGGGAAGTCAACAGGGCTATTTAGTAGTGAAGAGCCTATAGATGAAGGTAAAAAAAAGAAAAGGAAAATACCTAAAAAGTACTTGACGAAGAATAAATCTGCAATGCGTAAAGAAATAAATAAATACGCTGGTAACGATACCTATAAAACTAAATGGGATGCAGATTATAAATCAGGTAAAGGAGGAGAAGGAAAAAGATATAAAACTAAAAAAAGTGCTTCCACTAAAGCATATGAAAAAATGTTTGGTGAATCGCATTCAATAGTAGAATCTAAAACTAGTGATAAAGCACTAAAAAATAAATCTAAAGATAGTGGTATTTCATTTTCTATTTTAAAACAAGTATATAATAGAGGGATGGCTGCATGGAACAGCGGTCATAGACCAGGAACACCTCAAAATGCATGGGCAATGGGTAGAGTTAATTCTTTTATTACTGGTTCTGGTGGTGCACGCAAAGCAGATGAAGATTTGTGGAAAAAAGCAAAAAAATCTAAAAAAAGTAAAAATGAATCCACCCAACTAGAAGAAGCGGAATATAAAGGTCGTAAAGTAAAATTAAATAAACCTATGGCGGGAGACGTTAAAAAATTTAAGGTATATGTTAAAAATGATAAAGATAATGTTGTAAAAGTAAATTTTGGACAAAAAGGGGTAAGAATAAAGAAAAATGATCCCGATAGAAGACGTTCTTTTAGGGCTAGACATAATTGTGATAATCCCGGACCTAAATGGAAAGCACGTTATTGGTCATGTAAAAAATGGTAAAACTATGAAAATTAAATTAACGGAAAAACAATATAAAAAAATTATTAAAGAAGGGTCTAGAGAAAGAAACTATATGTTTTTTGGTAACCTTAAACAAATGAGGAGACAAATAGATATTATGTTAAATGATTTTAATCCTCAATGGATAGATGATATGTTATGTGATGGACATGATTGGGCGGATGATAAAATAAGTGAATCTAAAACAAACATTGATAGTGTGTTTGATTTCTTTATGAATAAAAAAGAGGGTGATGAAAATTAAATTAACAGAAAGTCAATATAAAAGAATTGTAAATGAATATTTCGCAGATTCTTATGAAGACAAATACGATAAATGGGAAAGACTAGAAAGAGATGTAGATTCTTGCATTCGTTCTATTGTGGAAACACATAAAGATAATTTTGGTTATGATTCTTACGCAGTAATCGACGCAATTTATCAAGTAATGGATCAGATGTTTCAAAAAGTATGAAATTAACATTTAAACATATAATTAAAGAGACTATTGAAGATAGCCCTAAAATAGAAAACATGTTGTTTCGTCTATTTAATAGAGAGTTTTTTAAAATATGGAGAGATGAAGATGATGATTCATTTAAAACAGGTTTTAGATTTGATAACATTGCAGACGTATTAACTTATTTTGGTGAAATGGTTGGGTTAGACTATGAGGTAGTTTTATATTTTTTCATAAAGTGGACATTAGAACCTAATTCTAAATGGAATGAGGAACAATCTGGTAATATATTTAATGAGTTCCAAATAGATGAGTTTATTGATTGGAAAGAATATAGTCCCATATATGACATATTAAAAAAGGTAGGTTGGTTTAATAAGAAGTTTAACACTGGGAAAATAAATTATAACGATAAAAAACCTATAAAACTTAATTATTATGATAATATGTTTTTTAATGACACCGAAGGATTATATCCTAATATGGTATTGTCTGTTGATGGGTGGGATGATTTCTCAGAGTTATTTAGTAATAGAGATTTAGCGGAAGAGGTATTTAGTGAAGATTATAGTGATTTCTTTTCTTATTACGATACCCCAATGGATGAGATAGTCTCAGATATGACAGGAAAGGCAATGGATAAGGTGATAGAATCTATTCCTGTATATACAGACAAAATTATGATTGGTGGTCAGGGATTAGAAGAGTTATATGAAATGGGTATACCTGAAGAGGTTGTAGGTGATGATGATTTCTTAGACATTAACCCAACTTTTATAAATACATTAAGGACACAGATAAAAAATAATGAAGTAGATGGGGAAGATGTTTTAGAATTTTTATTAAATCATAGTGAACTGATTGACTTAGAAAGGGATATGAGAAGTGCATACCACACCACAATAAATAATGTGATAGAAAATGATATGAGAGAGAGGGCAGTAGAAGAAATTACTGAGTTATTTGGTAGTAAACCAGAATGGGTAGAAAACACTAAAAGTGGGGATAGTGCAAAATACAATTTAAAGGTACCAATATCTACTGAATTAATAGATAAGGTATTACAACATTATATTGATACAGAAGGTGCATTTCCTGAAGAACAAGAATCATATTTTATAGATGTAGTAAAAACCCTCTTAGATGAAGAAAGTGGGTTGTTAGAATTACCTAATTTAAATTATTATTACCCCGATACTACAAAAGCGAAAGAATGGTTTGAGGAGAGTTTAGATAATTATTTAGAAATGAGTGCGTAATATTATGAAGATTAAATTAACAGAATCACAACATAGAAGAGTAATGATGGAAAACGCCAAACATCAGGTGTTTATGGATAAGGTTTATAAACAGATTGAAAATTCTGAGTTAGAAGATATATTTCCATTATTAGTAGATATCTATGGTTTTAGTGTGGAGGAAGTTATAGAAGATGAAAGTTTATATCATATGATTGGGTATAAACTTTTAGATAATCTTCTTCGATATGGTTATAGGGGTTTTAACCCTAGACCTTATATAAGATACGTACATGCTATTGCATCAGAATTTAGTGATGATGTAATGGAATCTGATTTATCGCCCCCACAAAAAGCAGCAGAGTTATTTCAAATATATAGATTATTTGATGATGCAGTTGCAGGAAATGAAACAATGGAAAGAATCCAATCATCAATAGAAGATGCAATAGAATATATTTTTACAAATAATCCCCCTAAGAAAGCAATACAATTAGTATCTAATTTATATGGAAAAACATGGGGTAGAGGTTTTGATGATGAAATAAGACATAACATTCAAAATTTTGCAACACAAAATGGAATAAAAATATTCAATAAGGTTGCGGGACTTACCTTTGAAAAGAAAGACGGTATGATACAATCACTCATAAATTATATTCAAGATAAACCTAAGAAAACAAAAGCAGGATTTTTAGAATATATTAATTCTAAAGGGAGAACATCTGGACAACATTCAACATTTTTTAGGGCAGCAGTAAATGCAGGTATAGTTAAACCAGTTAGAGATGGGAGAACAATTACCTATGAATTAGGTCCTAATTATGAGGCGTGGAAAAACGATAAATTAGTCGCATTTTAACGATTTATTTACATTTTTATATTTATTAGTAAAGTTATCTTATGGATAGAGCCGAAAAATTAAAGATATTTGCTCGTTGTTTAGGTGACCCAATATACGCTATTGAGACATTTCTAAAAACTTATGATTTAACACAAGAAGGGTATGTACCTTTTAAATTATTTCATAAACAAAAAGAAATAATAAAATCTTATGAAGAATTCAATAGAAATATTGTTACTAAACCTAGACAGGCAGGAGTTTCCACTACTACTGCTGCATATATTGCAGTAAAAATTGCATTTGGTGACCCTAATAATCCATGGAAAGTACTAGTCCTAGCCAATAAACAAACCTTAGCACAAGAATTCCTTAAAAAAATTAAAGATTTTTTAGATCAAATTCCACCATGGGTATGGGGTATAGATGAAGGAGATTCTTATTTATCCATTGAAGCAAAAGGACACATAAAAACTAAAGATACTCAGTGTGAAGTTAAAGCGTTAGCCACATCTAAAGATGCTTTAAGGGGATATACACCAACATTCCTTATTATGGATGAGGCAGCATTTATCGATAATGGTTCAGAAGTATTTGGTGCTGCACTCACATCATTAGGTACCGGTGGTAAAGTAACTTTAATTTCTACACCTAATGGTATGGATCCTTTATATTATAGAACTTATGATGGTGCAAAAACAGGGAAAAACAATTTTAAAATTGTAGAAATGAGATGGCATCAAGATGTTAGATACAATAGAGGTTTAAGGTGGTTAAGAGGTGAAAATGAAGAGATCAAATGTGAAACTATAGGTAGAGAGAAATTAAGGTGGGAATATAGTGGTACCACTTATGAAACTTCTACGTTAGAAATAGACGCTTATGAAGTAATGGTAGAGGGTGGTTGGAAGGCTAGTTCTCCTTGGTACGAAGATATGTGTAATGATATGAATGGTGATAAAAGACAAATCGCACAAGAATTAGATGTATCCTTTATTAGTTCTGGTGGAAATGTAGTAGATGACGAATACATCCAATTTCATGAGAAAAATAATGTGTGTGAACCAAAATATGTGGCAGAATTAGAACAATCCGCATGGATATGGAAAGAACCAGAAGAAGGACATAAATACATAATGGGGGTAGATGTATCACGTGGAGATGGAAAGGATAGTTCCACTATAGTAATATTAGATTTTGATGGTTTGGAACAGGTGGCGGAATTCCAATATAAATTACCACCTGATTCATTGGCAGAAATAGTTTATAAGTATGGTAATTTATATCAAGCGTATACTGTTGTGGATATTACTGGTGGAATGGGAGTTTCTACAGTAATGAAATTATTAGAAATGGAATATAAATATCTTCATTATGATGATCCTAAAAGTAGAAAACTTAGTGAAAAATATGCAAAAAGCGTTTATAAACAAGGTGAAAAGGTACCTGGTTTTAATGTAGGTAATACTAGACTACAAATGATAAGTGAGTTTGAGGAACATATCCGAGAAAACAAAACTATAATTAGATCCGAAAGATTAATATCCGAATTGAAGACATTTATTTATAAAAATGGGAGACCAGATCACATGGAAGGATATCATGATGATTTAATTATGGCATATGCAATGCCTATTTTTATTGTGCAGACTACCTTTAAGAAGTTGGAAAAAATAGAAAATCAAACTAAGGCAATGTTAGATAGTTGGGCAACCGCAACTTCTAAAACTCAAGAAACTACCCCTAAACAAACACATGTTAACCCTTTTTATACCAATACCCCCACTTATAACCCTAAACAACCTAATCAAGGTAGTCATGATAATGGGGAGTATAATTGGTTATTTGGTATTAAGTAATATTTAGTTTTTACTAGATATTTATTATAATAGTATATTATTAATAAGAACAAATGGCAAGAAAAACAATATTTCAACAGTTAAGTGATTTATTTGGTCCTGAAAGAAGTACCAGAGAAAATAAATCTAGATATTCATTAAATGATAAAGAACTTTTAAAAACTCAATCTAAAGAAGAATACGATTTTCAAAAGTTGCAACTACAACAAGATGCATTTTTAAATAATCAATGGAAAAAAGTAGATAATGAAATATATCAACATTCTATCTATTATGAAACTACGCGTTTAGCGTCTTATGCAGATTATGAAGGAATGGAATTTTTCCCTGAAATTGCTGCAGCATTAGATATATTTATGGAAGAATCTACCACACCTAATGGAGAAGGTAGAATCCTTAACATATTTTCTGAGAGTAAAAGAGTTAGAAGAGTTTTACAAGACTTATTTTTCAATAGATTAGATATACATACTAATTTACCTATGTGGGTAAGAAACACTTGCAAATATGGGGATAATTTCCTTTATTTAAGTATGGATAGTGAAAATGGTGTGCAAGGAGTTAAACAATTACCTAACATAGAAATAAGTAGAAAAGAAAACGATGGTTTTGGTGTTAATACTACTACATCTACTGAAGATAGATTTAATCCCGTTAAGTTTCAATGGGGACAAAAGGAATTAGAATTTAATGCGTGGCAAGTAGCCCATTTTAGATTACTAGGTGATGATAGAAGATTACCTTATGGTACATCTATATTAGAAAAGGCAAGAAGGATTTGGAAACAATTATTATTATCGGAAGATGCAATGTTAATCTATAGGGTAACTAGAGCACCTGAAAGAAGAATCTTTAAAATATTTGTAGGTAATATAGATGAAAAAGATGTTCCTGCTTATGTTAATAAAATTGCTAATAATTTCAAAAGAAGTCCGGTAATTGATCAACAAACAGGACAAGTAGATACACGTTATAATCAAATGGCGCAAGATCAAGATTATTTTATACCTGTTAGAGATCCTAATGCGCCCAGCCCAATAGATACTCTTCCAGGAGCAACTAATCTTTCCGAAATTGCAGACATACAATTTCTACAGAAAAAATTATTTACCGCTTTGAGAGTTCCTAAAGCGTTTTTAAATTTTGAAGAGGTAACTGGGGAAGGGAAAAATTTAGCATTACAAGATATTAGATTTTCTAAAACTATTAATAGAGTACAACAAGCAATTATTCAAGAATTAAATAAAATTGCTATAATTCATCTTTACCTTTTAGGGTTAGAGGATGAGTTAGAAAATTTTACTCTATCTTTAAATAATCCTTCTACTCAAGCGGAGATGTTAAAGGTTGAACAAACCCAATTAAAGGTTACTCTTTATAAAGATGCAGTATCCGATGCAGGAAATGGGTTTGGTGCTTATTCAATGACTAG